GTATAAAGCTTGCACACCCCATTCAGGTGTCTGCAAACCATTGGGCAACAAGGTATAACGGCGGCGAAAAGGTCGTTCCACACGGCATGACAGGCACTGATTTTGTGGAGATGGATTGCGACTTTATTGAGTCATTCAAGTCGGCTTTTGGTGCCACAGGGAGGGCAGAGAGAAGGTCTCAACTTCTATCAAACCAAAAGCAAGAGATGCCGAAACAGGAATTTATATACGGCACCTCGGCAGCACCGCAAAGAAGGCGCAAAAACGGAGTATCAAAAAAAGTAATGCCGGTCATTGAACACCTACAGAGGGATCTATTTCGGCAGGAAATCATCAATGAGACAATAAGGACGGGCAAGAGATGGCTGAAAAAAAGAGAGGACTAAAAGACAAGGAGCGAAAGGCATACGCACTGCGTATGGCTATACAGCTCGGCTGTTCTGGTGCCCACAAGATGCCTGACGGGTCTTGGGCGCCATGTTCATCAATGGAGGAAATGAGCCGATTGTCAGATGCCGCCGAAAGCGACGATTGGGCTTCCCAGAACACCATTGGTGCCCTTCGGTCAAGAGATAGGAAGGCTAGGCGCCAGAAGGTGAAAAACCTTCAGGAAAATGTTTACAAAAGTGGTCTTTATTGGGTTGTTTCGGGCAAGTCGGCCGTACCTATGAATTCACCACGAGATACGGATCCCGATGTTTACCTTGACCCAGATTCGGCAAGGATTAGGTCAAGGCAACTCGGCTGTATCGGCATATCTAGACGTATATCCAAGTCCGGCAGATCGGTATGGATGCCGTGCACGAACAATTCGGATTATGCTAGATTATCAAGAACTACAGCGCTAGGTAGACGTGGTTCGGCTGCCAACGAGACAAGACGGATACGTGAAACCGTGCAGTCCGAATTGCGTAAATTATCAAAAAAGCGCTAGTTGCGCTAGTACCATTTGATTATCTAGTATCGTTGTTAGGTATCGGTTGGGTGCTATACCTAAACTGGAATGAACATCATCCAACTCACTAAACTAAAGAGGAAAACTCAATGTCCGATGACACAGCAAAAGTAAGCGAACTGCAATCCGCACTTCGCGCCAAAATGCAATCAAACAAAGAAATTGCAGACTCGTTCAAGATTGAAAACGGAACCGTTATTGTCGATCAAGCACGCAAGTCAGCATTTGACAAAAACATGGTCGAAATCAAAGAGCTCAAGGGCTTGATTGATGGAATGGAAGCATTCAACGAAGTGCGCGAGTGGGGTCAAGAGGCGAGTGGCCAGTCGGTCGCCGCAGCAGCAGCCGCAGGTTACGCAGTTCCACGTCAGCAACTCCTCTCAATTGGTGAGATGTTCACCAACTCAGAAGAGTTCAAGTCACTTGGTGGTGGTCGTAACGGCGCCAACATGCCAGCCCCTTGGCAGGTAAAGACTTCGTTGACAACTCACAACTACGGCGTCAAGGACGTGTTCTCAGCAATGCCAACCGCAGGTAACCTCTCAGGTTTCCAACGCGGTTCTGGTCTTGGTGATTTCGGTTCAGTACAGCGTGACCCAATGGTTGCTTCACCAATGCGCACAAAGCGCGTTCGTGACCTCTTCCCGGTTCGCCGCACGACTGCTCAAGTTATTGAGTACTTCCGTCAACTCGGATTTACTTCAATCTCAGCTGCAGACTTCGCTGCTTTCCCAGGTTACTCGGGCAACAACGATGCCGCAGCAGTTCCAGAGCGTTCAGGTAACGCATTTGGTCTCAAGCCACAGTCGTCGTTCCAGTTCGTTGGTGAGCAGGCACCAGTTCGCACACTCGCGCACTGGGAAGCAGCACACCGCAACGTTCTTGCTGATGAGCCACAACTACGCTCAATCATTGACAACGAACTCCTTTACGGCTTGCGCCTTCTTGAGGACAACCAAATCCTCAACGGTGACGGAGCTGGTGAAAACCTGAAGGGTGTTTTGCAGACAACCGGAATCCAGACCTACAACCATGCCTCGGTGGCTGCTGCTATGTCAGCACCAAAAGACACCAAGGCCGATGGTCTCCGTCGCGCGGCAACTCTCTCGTTCCTTGCTTACTACGAGCCTTCGGGCATCGTAATGCACCCGAACGATTGGGAAGACATCGAATTGACCAAGGATGCAAACGGCCAATACTTGGTCGCTGTGTCGGTGGCAATGGGTGGCGAGCCACGCGTGTGGAGAATGCCAGTTGTTGAAACCCCAGCAATCGCCGAGGGCACTGCTCTCGTCGGTGCGTTCGGTACTGGAGCTCAGTTGTACGACCGTGAAGATGCAAGCATCCGAATCTCGGAACAGCATTCAGACTTCTTCATCCGCAATGCTATTGTGATCTTGGCAGAACAGAGACTTGCTCTCGCTGTCAAGCGTCCAGAAGCATTCGTGAAGGTCACACTCGCTTAGTACTGGTTCAAGTCAAAAAACATTTCCCCCGCCGAGGATCCCGATACTTGGGATTTGAGGCGGGGGTTTTGTTTTATACAGAAAGATTTTTATGGAACGATTTTGGTACGGTGCAAAACTACTTAAAGTAATTGATGGCGACACTGTTGAACTAATGGTTGATCTAGGGTTCAATATTCACCACAAAATGCGTGTGCGTCTTTACGGTATAAACACCCCCGAATCACGTACGAAGGATTTGGCAGAAAAAGAACTAGGGATGAAAGCCAAGAAATTCACTGAGGACTGGCTAACCAATCACCAGTGGGTTTTCGTCAATACCATCCCTGACAAGAACGATAAATACGGTCGAATCCTTGCAAGAATATTCTCATCTGACCAAGTAGATGACCCAACAACCGCTTGCCTAAACAAAGACATTGTTCAGGCAGGGTATGCCAGAGAGTATTATGGTGTTGGCGATAAAACATGGGCAGAATTCAAAACCAAATAAAAGGAAAATCATCATGAAAAAAGATTACGGTCGTTTAGGCCTTCCAAACTTGCTCGAAACTCCAGCCGCAAAGACTGCAGCACCGACTGTTGACAAAGAAGAATTGATTGTCAGTGCCGAGCCAATTGCCGACACGGTGGAGCCAATTGTCAATAAGGAAGAACCCAAAAGCAAGAAAAAGACCAAAGAAGAACAGCCACAAGACGAAGTGACAGAAGCACCAGCCGAATAATTTGGTGTAAGTCCGATTATTTGATTGGGCAAGCCCCAGTCGCACAATCGTCAAAGTCCACGGTTCCCGGTGTTGCCGTCAAAGGCGTACTGAGGTCAAGTTTCCCAACCATTTTTTCATATGTGGCTTGGTCAATTTCCTCGTACGGGGGCAGAGGGAAGTTGTGGTCAGCATGCAACAAGAACGAAACTGACTTAACACCCTTATCGTAGTTCTTTGAGAGCCACTCTTGGATTTGTCCAAGTTCCTCTTTGCGATAATAGACGGTCACAGAGACAGCATTGTCTGCCCACTCAGTTTGAACCCGCTTGACCCACTCTAGTTGCTGTATGGCTGTCATCTCAGCGGCCAACACGGCGCCCTCTGGCGACTTGCAGGGGAAGTCCACAACAAACCTGCTGTGATCCTCTCTCCCGTCAATACCAATATCCCACTGAACTTTGTGCCCTCGCTTACGACACGAATCAACTAGTGCATCCGATGATCCAAAGCGAACTCTGCGAATATAGTACCGAGCAAATGCTGGATGAATACCTGGAGTTACACCTGGCAACAACGAGAGTGTTCCACTTGGTTGAACCGTGGTGAGCCTCACCGATTCGGGGAGGTTGTGTTCCTTTGAGAATTTCTCATCAAATGCTCTGATGTTTTCGTATCCCTTAGACAACCACGAAACCTGAGTCTCTGTGGCTTGAAGTATTCCTGAAACGTTCTGTCCTAGTCGGGCATTCTTTTTCACAATGTCGGTTGTCTTTTGGTATGGATACTCAAGGCGTGTGACCTGCTTTTGAACCTTGTAGAGAAGTTCTGATATTTCACAGAACTGCTCCTCTGAGGCAATGTTCGGAAGGTAGATGGTTGCCAAATTGCACGACTCGCCATCGGCCAGACCTATTTCAGCACAAGGGTTGAAACCCTCAATTGAGGGGTCAGGACGCTTCTCACCGAGACGCCCGTACGTACGTGCCAATTTGCGGTTTACGAGGCCGTAGGGCTCGCCAGTGCCGTCATAGCCCTTCCAGAGCTCAGGGAGGATCTCATCGTAGGCATCGGCGTAGATGCTGTTGTTTGAGTTTGCTCGCCATGCTGGGACTGATCCAGTAGACCAGTTCTTTGCCCTTATGAAAAGCACATCATCTGGGTCGCCAATGGCAATCTGTGCCGAACGACGCGATGAGCCAGACACGACAATGCGACCAATAATGTTGGCAATATCAAGCACATCAATAGAGCGAAGTTTTTTGCCCTCTCGGTTCTGAAGCACTTTGGAAATATCCTCAATGCCATCAATCAGTGCTTGTGGGCCAGAAGCAGTGCCTCCGAATGTCTTGAGCGGTGCGCCGTACTGACGAATCAAAATGGTTGAGTAAGAGAAAGACCTTCCAGTTTCAAAAAATGACTTGAGGGTGCTGTGGAGTAATCTCCTCCACCCCGACCTGCTGTCAGGGACAATAATGTCGGCATCGTTGGTTCTTTCGTGAGTGATTGATACGCCGGCTTTAACCTTTGGTAGATCGTGAATCTTTGAGCGCTCCACCGAGAAGCCAACCCCACCACCAAGCATGAGGTAGTCAAACAGTAATTCAAAGTCTTCAATCTTTTCAATGTTTGTGAAATAGCAGTTGTTTAGCGATGTTCCGTTGAATTTCTGAACGAGCGGAGTGCCTAGTTGCCAGAGCGCCCGACCAGACAATGAGCAACGGAGGTTGTACATGTGATCAAACAATTTTTCTGCGTCGTTGTCAGAGAGTTTCGCGCCTATTTCAATCGCACCATTGACTGCACGAGTGCATGTTTCCAGCCAAGTTTCATTGCGACCTAGTTCCTCGATGAAACGACTGTATGTCCGAAGGTAGACAATTTCTCCGAGCCCACCAAATCCCCACGGTGGCGTAACTCCTTTGTAAGAGTCGACAAATGATTGCTGTAACGCCATGATTCCCCCTCGGGTGAATTGATAGATATTGATAATGAAAAATAACCCAAGAGGGCATCAAGATATTACTTGACGATTCCGAGTTCCCTCGCTTTTGACAAAGGAATTTGATCGCCCTTCCTGTGGATAAGTACTTGTGCTTTTGTGTACGGAGTAATTGCTCTTTCTTCTGTGATATCTTCCTCAACCAACATCATTGGTTCTCTACCAATCAAAACTTTTGGTAGTTGAATATTCGGAAGGTCCACATCTCCGCTAGAACAATCCCCGGTTGGATGTCCACAGACTGGACATGGACGCCTGTCAGCTGCCGAAATTTCTATATCCCCGAACATTCTTGACTTGGTCAAGCCCGAGCTGTCGGGTCCATTTCTAAACGGGTGTGTCCAATCCATCCGTCAAGTTTACTATTCATTCATTGAAATCTTGGTCAGAAAAATCATAAAATTGGAACCCTAAGTTTGCAATATGTTGCGCTACTTCTTCTCGCATGTCTGCACTGACTTCTCTGCTTACAGGATCAGTAACAACCCTGACCAAGAGGGCTGGAAATATGCTTTCTCTAAACAATCTAGATGCTTCGTTGGGCGTGGCTACCATTTTGTGCCAAACGACCTCTTTGACTACGTATGAGTACGGCATTGCAACAACTGTTATTTTAGGCTCACCGTCAAATGTGAAAGCATGCGATAATGTAATACATTCTGAAACACCCTCGTTTTTAATGAAGGCATCTCTCAGGCTTTTGCCGCTTGTGGCTATTGGGTCGTAGGATAGAAAACCCTCTGCCACCATGGTCAATTCATCAATTTCCCAATACTGGCGAAGAGCTTGACAAACCTTTGCCGACTTGTCAAAGCGATCATAGAGATCCAGGTTCATGAGTTCGTAATCCATTTGGGCCATTGCGGCCAGTTCGTTGTGTTTCCAGCCAAAGAAGGTGAAGGGTAAATCCTCGCCAATACCGGCTTCCTTGACCCGCTTCATTTTGGTGTGTCTGTATGCAGTGGTCAAAAGAGCCATTTTCTTGGCATCGTCCCCGTACTCGTCTTCCATACAAGCAAGTTAGCGCAACATAGGTGCGCCACGGCGAAGGGTGTTTATGTAGAATAACCGTTTATGACAAACAAAAAACCAACCAAGAAAAAAGCCGTCACTAAGCCTCAGGTTAAAAAGCCTGCTGCAAAGAAGCCGGCAAAAGCAAAAACCCCAAAAACAGAAACAGTGAACATTCGGATAGAGGCACACGAGGCAGCACATGTAGCAGCAAATGCTCGCGCTGTTGCTGCCGCTATCAGCAGTGCGTCTACTCCAAAAAAGAAAAGTCTTTGGAGAAGAATCTTCGGTTTCGGTTTCTAACACCAAACACACTCTAAACTGAGTGTATGAAACTAAATGTTGCTTACTCGGACCGGATGCTTCCGTGGCACCGGCTTGGTACACCCGTACCTCATGGGGCAACAGTAGAGCAAATGCTGGATGCCGCATCGTGTAATTACGATGTATTCACAACCAATGTTGCTGCCGTGGATGCAAACGGGAACATGTTGTTTGATTCTTTCGGCAAGCCGATAATCATTGAGGACTCCCGCGCCACCGTTCGCTCCAACTCAGATGGCTCGTTCAGGGGCATATCAACAGTGGGGACACGGTATGTCGTTCAGCAAAATCGGGAAGTTTTGGATCGCGCTGTATCTGTTGCGAAAATAATGAACAGTCAACGACCAGATCAAGACGTCCGAGTTGATGCCTGTGGAACCATCGGTGGGGGCAGGGAGTTTTTTGCAACCATTCACTTGGGTTCAAGCATTGTTGATCCAACTGGAATAGCTGACAAACTTGATGAATATCTAATTGTCAGAAACGGTCACGACGGAAAAACTCCAATAACTTTTGTAAACACACCCATCCGTGCAGTCTGTAAAAATGCCGTACTGATAGCGGTCAATGAGGCAACGAAGAAAGTGACCGCCCGTCACACCAAGAATGCTGACACCGTGGTAAACGATGGAATGGAGGTCGCCAAGCAATGGCTGAGTCTTTCCAATAGAACGAAAATCATTGCCGAAAAGATGGTTAAAATAGAAGTCCAGAATAATGATGTTGTGGCAGATGCTGCGCATGAAATACTCTTCCGAACAACCGGTAAGAAAAGCCAGAAACATCTTGACCTAGCCATTGATTCGATTGTTGGACTCTACGGAAGTAATAGAAATTCGGCCCGTTTTGGGAGAAATGGCTGGTCTCTTTACAATTCTATTATTGAATACCTAGATCACGAAAGGGATGCTGACCCATCCGATAGAGCAGAAACAACCATGGATTCAACATCTTGGGTTAGTAAAAAGAAACTTGTAGCCGCCGAATACGTGCTTGCACTGCCTACCGACAAATATGTGGGATGATGTACATATCGAAAGAAATGGGGTCGGTATGTCAGCAGACAAAGACGGCGAAGCAGGCGAATTCCAGCACGACTCCGTGTTTGATTACCTTGCCGAAGCGATGAGCGGCGAGTCACTTCTAGCTTTTGAGTATCGCAAAGATTTGTGCTTGCTTTTGGCTGGCAAAATCAAAACAGAGTTTGGCATTGAGGGATTGTGCGAACTCATTTCGGGCATAGACAACACTGCTGGCTGGGTTAGTGACATTTTGCTTGAATCAAGCGACATTGACGATGTCTTATTCGAAGAACACGGTATATATGTGGAGGAATCAATCAACCTGGCTAAAAAAACCGTGGCTATGAAAAAGTTTCAGAAATCTTTGTGGGCATCAAGAAGAAGATATGCCAAAATGATGGCTGATGAGATTTACGCAAACTCTGTTGGTCAAAAAACCGACTAGAAAACCGACTACGAAAAAACAAATCTAACTGATGACCACGAAAAGGGCCACTGCCCCCAAGATGGCGGTTATTCGTGTGGACAGAATTGGTGGATGGGGTACTGTGAACTACCACCATTCACTTGAATGCACACACACCGAAGTTCGTAGACGATGTGCAAAAGTCGGAGATCGCATTGCTTGCGTGAGATGTCAGGAAGTATTGGAGCGAAGGGCCGCACTAGCGGGAGTAGCACCAACAAACCAAATCTCCAACACAGACGAGTCTATTGCTGCAGAAATGACACAGGAATCGCGCATAAAAGCCAACATCGCATCAATGCTTGGTATTCCAGCAGACACCATAGATGTCGCACTTTCTCCAACTCGTCAAATTATAATTTTTCTTTCCCCTCAGGAGGTGACTAGACTTTCAGGAACTTAGAGGGGGATATATGTTCAAAGCAGCAGCGTGTAATGGGGAACCGACTACTTGGTGGTTTCCAGAAAGAACGGGCAAGACAAGCGCAGAAATGCGTTTAATTTTTGCTGATACAAAAAAGGCTGTTTCAATTTGCAAAACCTGCGAGTGCGTGGGTGAGTGTTTACAGTACGCAATTGACAATCACGAAATCGGCATATGGGGTGGCATGGGCGAAAAATCGCGCAAGCGAGCGCGAAAGATGTTGCTCAACGGGTCATCAATGAAATTTGTTCTTAATGAAATGAACGGAATTGAAATACCGTGATACCCGTAACGGATCTCCTTACTCGACTTGAGGGCGTAAAGGGTGGGAATGGGCAGTGGAGTGCTCGCTGTCCGTGTCGAAACGACGACAACAACCCATCCTTGTCAATCGCCGAGGAAAATGGGCGAATTCTCATGCATTGTCACCGAGGCAATGGGTGCGATGTGTTCAAGATATGTGAAAGCATCGGAGTAAAGGTTGCCGAAATAATGCCGGTTGACCCAACACCACAGAAAAGTGGCTTGACACTCGTTGCAACATATGACTACATCAGTCAAGACGGCGAACTTCTGTTTCAAAAAGTCAGATATTTGGATGAGAACGGAAAGAAAACCTTTCGCCAACGTCGTCCCAAGAGTGGGGGTGGCTGGGAGTACGACCTCAATGGAACGCCCAAAATTCTTTACAACCTTCCTGCTGTTCTTGCTGCTAAAGAAAACAAACAACCGATACTCGTCGTTGAGGGCGAAAAAGATGTAGACACTTTGTCTCAGCTTGGGATTACTGCAACAACCATGCCAGGTGGTGCTGGCAAGTGGCTCGACATACACACCGAGGCACTCGCAGGTGCAGTTGTGGATGTAATCGCTGACAATGACGAGGTTGGTAGAGAACACGCCGTAACGGTGACCCAGACACTGCTGGATGCTGGTTGCGATGTGGCGGCATTTGTTTGCCCATCAGCAAAAGACATCACCGACCACATTCGTGCTGGTGGGACAGTCGCTGGACTCGTTCCACTTGACAGTTCCCCCGTTGTGCCAGCGAGGGATAGTCGCGACGATGCGATTGATGCAATTGCAGACCTTCTTGGCAGTGATGCAAAGTCTGCCGAGAAGTTGGTTCGGATAAGAATGATTGCGAACGGCTCTGCTGCCGACATGCCATTAGACCAAGGTCGGCTTGTTTTTTTGCCAGAGTTCGTAAAAGAAAAAGATGACAACAATTACGAGTGGGTAATACCAGGTCTCCTAGAGAGAAGCGAACGAGTCATTATCGTCGCTGCTGAGGGAGTAGGAAAAACCATGCTCGCTAGGCAAGTGTCAATTCTTTCTGCATGTGGTTTACACCCTTTCTCCTTCCAACCAATCAAACCAATTCGCACACTGTTTGTTGACCTTGAAAACCCCGAAAGAATAATCAAGCGAATATCTAGAAAGATATTTGAAGAGGCACTAAAGGTAAGCAGAATGACCGAAGAACCGCAGGCTCACTTATTCATGAAGCCAGCAGGTTTGGATTTACTCAAAGACGGAGATCGGGCTCTCTTGGAAAAACGCCTTGAAGAAACTAAACCCGATTTGATATGCATAGGACCCTTGTATAAATCCTTCGTTGACCCTGGTGGTAGAACATCGGAAGCAGTTGCTATTGAGATAGCCAAATACCTTGACGACATACGCACTGCCTACAAGTGTGCACTTTGGATTGAGCACCATGCACCACTTGGAAGCACCATGGCGACTAGGGATTTGAGACCTTTTGGTAGCGCTGTGTGGTCACGCTGGCCAGAGTTTGGTTTAGCCCTCCATCCAACAATAGGTGGGGCTTACCAGTACGACGTCAGGCACTTTAGAGGGGCTAGAGATGAACGACCATGGCCATCGGTCATTGCTCGTGGTACGCAGTTCCCGTTTGACACAATCTCCTACATTGAGGTCGCCTCGCACTGAAATGGTGTTTGTTGTGCCAACATAGACATGTGGAAATCGCCAAACCAATGAACCGCGAATTACTTGCAGAACGCGATGCTCGCATTTTTGCTCTCAAGAAGGCTGGAGTTTCTAGCCGAGAAATAGCCAAGCGCTTTGATATGACAACGTCTGCAATCAGTAAAGCCATTCAGCGACAACTTGAAAAACTTAACCAAGAGAGTCGTCTGAATTATGTTGAAGTGCTCAGGATGGAACTAGAGAGACTTGACGCACTCCAAGCATCAATATGGCCGATGACTCAAAACAGAAAACAAGCCAATCCAGACGGATCCGAGGTTGCGATTGAGCCAGACCTCAAAGCCGTACAGCAGGTATTGTCCGTCATGGATAGACGATCCAAACTATTGGGAATGGATCGCATGAATGTAAATGTAAGCCTTGGTGACACATCATCGGTTGCAGGACAGGTGAAAATCGCACTCGCTGGATCAGAAAAAAGTGCCTCCGAGATTGACCTTCACTCACCAGAAGAGGATGCAAAGCGACTCATTGCGTTGATGATTAAAGCAGGAATACTGCCAATGGAGGAGCTCACTGCTATAGCATTGAGCAGCGGGGTGATTATAGATGCTGAAGAAGTCGTGGACACAACCATCGAAAGAGACGGAACAAGCTATGAATGAGGTCGTATCCGAAATGACGGACATGAATATCAAACCAGTCATGCCGACCGACGACGAGCCAGGTGGTCCAGCAGACAAGCAACTAATGGTTAGGTGTACTCAACCAGAAAAAGATTTGTGGAAGCAGGCAGCGGATGCCAGCACCGAAACACTGGCATCATATGTTCGCAGAGTGTTAAACGAAAATGCCCAAAAGGCAATTTCTTGTTCCCACCCCAAGCAATCTGTTAAATTTTACCCATGGGGAAACCCGCAGTTCTTTTGCCTACTTTGCAACATGCGGGTAGACATGAGTCAGATAGGTGAGTAAATAGACTTCCGAATACTTTGTGTGATACATAAAGAGTGAAGGTGCTTGACCGACTGCCCGACGTGGGCTAATGTTTGATCTATGAAAGTTCTCAGTCTTTTTTCCGGCGTGGGTGGATTCGACATGGGCCTGGAGGCGGCGGGTTTTGAAACGATATTCCAATGCGAGTGGGATAAACACTGTACGAGAATATTAAATAAGCATTGGCCGCATGTTCCGAAGTGGGGTGATGTTTCTACCTTGACTGGGGCGCACGTTATTGCACAAGCAGGTCCACCCGATGTCGTTGCATGGGGGTCTCCGTGTCAGGATCTCTCCGTTGCTGGCAAACGTGCTGGACTCGCTGGCGCCAAATCGGGTTTGTTTCACGACGGCATACGCATCATCAAAGAAATAAGGGAGCTAACAAATGGTCAATACCCAAGATTCTCTATTTGGGAAAACGTCCCAGGAGCACTGTCTTCCAACGGAGGCGCTGACTTCGGGGTTGTCCTCGACGAAATGGCTGAGGCAGGGGCACTGGAACTTGAGTGGTCAGTCTTGGATGCTCAATTCTTCGGAGTCGCCCAGCGCCGAAGAAGAATCTTCCTGCTTGCTGTCTTCAGTCCTTCAGACGCCACAAGAAGTAGAGGCAAAATTTTTCCTGTCCCCGAAGGCATGCCAAGGAATACTAAGGCGCGCGGCAAGAAGGGGCAAGGTACTGCCTCCACAGTTACAGGAAGCACTCCACCAAGTGGCGATAAGGGGAGAGCAACCGCATTCCAGCCAGGAATGATGATTCGTGCCGCTGGTGGCACGTGGGATGAGCAGGCACCAACACTTCGTGCCGAATCCAAGAGTGGAGATAATTCCCCACATGTCATGCACCCATTTGTGAAATCTAGACATGCAAAAGATTCCGAGGATTACGAAACATGGGTAGACGGAGTGGTTTCCCCAACCCTGAACACATTTGAAAACCACAGCGACACTAGAGCGACGGTGACGGTGGTTCAGCAAGAACCAGTGAACGACGTTGCGGCAACAATTACTGCCAACTACAGAAAAAACATAACCAATGCAATGGCAGAAGAGGGCAACCTTGTTCCGGTGACCGTAATTGATCGGGCCGCATTCAACCAAGGACCGAATGCTAAGTACGACACAATCATAAGAGAGGACACAGCTATTCCAGCTCTAGTTGCCCGTGGTCCACATGCCGTGGGGCAACAACTTAGCGATGATGAAATTGTTTTCCATGCACACAGACAAGACGGTGTTCGCTTACAGGAAAATGGAACAGTAAATACCCTGACCGCCTTTATGGGTACTGGTGGACTGAATACACCGATGGTGGCACAAAATGGGACACCAGCAACTGGGCTTGAGCCAGGTGCGATGTCACGACTTGGGTCACCTCACTACTGGGAGGAAATGTCTCCAACCCTGAGAGCCCAGATGGGCGATAATCAGGCAGCGGTTGCCTTACCGATTGAATTAGGTGAGTGGTGGGACGGATCCCAGGTCGCAGATGTTCTAACAGCATCGTCGGATGATCAACGCATGCCTGACAAACAAAGATTTCAGGCTGTTCTACAGCCAGTCCCAATTCAAGACGGACGAGAAATAGAAAAGAATCAGAATGGTTTGGGTGTTGGGGAAGCAGGCGATGCTTCATACACGATTGACACAACCGGTGCTCAATCAATCGCTTATTCGGTGAGAGAGGATGCAATCGCAGACACGTTTAGTGCCACGCCGGTTGATGTTGCTAATTCGGTTACAGCACTACAGCCTTCACCACAGTCGCACCATGCACAAACCTTCATAACCCAACCTGCAGATGAACCCATGTATTCATTTGACACTCAATTCGGAAGTAATGCAGCCGTGTTTGAGGGTCAATCACCGACACTCAAATCAACCCAGGCCCCAGCAAGTGTGGCCTACCAGTACGACGGCTACAACCAAAAACTTGAGGTTGGTGACGGCATATATAGGTCACTCAGAGTCGGCAGAGATCCAAGTGACTTTGTCATGCAGGAGAGAGCGATGATTATTAGACGCCTGACGCCCCTAGAGTGCGAGAGATTAATGGGATGGCCTGATAATCACACCAAATATGATGCCGAAGATAAATTGATGCCCGATACGCAGAGATATAAAATGTGCGGAAACGGAGTTGCTTCACCCGTAGCTAAATGGGTAGCAGAACAGATTAAAAAGACCTACCTAGGACAGCAACCAGAAGATCTAGAGAGTGTCTGAACGAACCTCGGCGGTGGATCCTTCTTGGGTTCCTCCTGTGGCAAGGTTGACTGCTCCGTCAAGGATTGTTCCTCCGAGTTCCCCTCCTCTGGTGTCGAGGGTATCAATGTATTCGTCATAATCCCATTGTCTCACACCATGGTGTCTTTCAATTAAGTCCAAAACAGCCGCATTTGGGGTACCACCCCTACCTACTCGCCCCGCAGCCTCTGAACCCCAGAATTCAACTGCGTCCTCGTCATCGCCAAACATGTAATCAGCGTAT